CACGTATTCCCCTGTTTTAATTAAGTCAGTAAGCTCTAATGCTCTACCACCCACTTGTTTAGCCCAACGTGAGTCTAAGAACTCAGTAGCAGCTACCTTATAGTCTCCCTCTTCCATAGCAGCCAGAGCACGTTTAAAGCCTCTCAATCTTGTTGCCCCCAGATTAAAACTAATGTCAATCATTGCATCTTTTCGTACATCATCCAGTGCATTGAACCACGAGTACTCTTCTGCTAACTCCTTGATAACACGTTCAATATCGTTTTCAAGCAAGTATTCTACTTCATCCTCAGACAGCCCCATGCCGCCGCGCTGGTCAATGTTTCGCCCTACTCCTACAGTAATCTTCCCTTCTGAGCACTCGTAAGCATGAGTTTCTACACCTTCATGGCGTTTTAACATGGCAATTAACTTTTTCATGTTACTCATTTCGTACTAGACCCAGAGAACCAAAATGCTGCCATAGTCCCCAGAATCCCCGATAGCTGGCCTAACACCAAGCTAATAATGGTTTCATCATTTTGGTCATGTGGCATTATTGTTACTGTTAAAACATACGCTCCGTACAACAGTAACGCCAGTATCCCAAACACTTTGGGTGTCCAATCATTTTTAAATGTTTCTCTAGCGTGTTGCCTGTCTTCCAGTTCAGACTTAAAAGATTCCAAGTCAATTTCCATTTCTTTAATGCGGTCTTTAAACTCGGTATCTGCTTCCTTCAACAGTACTGCTTTCTCAGGCTCTCGCTCAATAATGTCTTCTATTTCATTAGCTGTAGCGTCTGGCACACCAAGCTTCTGTGCAGCCATTTTGACTGCCATACCCGCCATAGGCCCACCTGCTGCGCTGGCTATAGTAGGGGCAAGAGATTTAAGTAATCCACCTAGTTTCATATAACATCAACCATAGTTTAATCAACGCTTCAGCGTTGTTAATTACTTTCCCGTGGAGTCTTCCTCCACGATCTCGTCAATCGTATCGCATACGTCTGGTATGGCTATGCCAGTAGTTACCTCAGTAGTGACGCGCCCTACCGCCCGTATGCCTTTGTATATCCCAGAGCAGTACAGTTCTTTGTTGGCTATCATCTCTTCAGAGACTGTACAGCCTGTGATTAGTACACACAACGCAACAATTCTAAGCATCTTCGGCCTCATTAATAAGTGTTTTCAATTCTTTTACTTCATCTTCACTAAGTTCTTTGTCTTGGTTGTCTAAGAATCCCTCTAACCGTTCTTTATAGCCTTCCATAAAGTGGTCAGTAATTCGGTCTTTCAACCCACCTCTGTCTTCGTCACGTAAATCTTTTGCAGGGTCAATAAAGTCTTGCCCATTGTTAGCAAAGTACAGCATGGTCTGTGACTTGGACGGGCCGTAGCAAATACGGGGTATACGCGCCACCATGTCAGAACCCGCTACGCAGGAAATTTGTTTGTCTAAAGTCATAGGGCGTTTAAAACCCTTGAAGAACGTATTTGGCTTACCAAAAGTAATAAGGTTGAGGTTAGGGTGTTTCTTCCACAACTTAGCCGCTGTTAGCTCTGCTAACGCACCACCAAGGCTATGCCCACAGACTAGTGTACGTTTCTTCATATCTAGGTGTTTTTTAATCTTACGCCATACTGAAGCATGGGCAGCTACAAACCCGCCGTGGCACAGTCTACCCGCGTAAGGTACGGGTACTACCATTGCATCAGTTAGCCAATCCCGGCCCTGCTGTGTACCCCTGAACGCAATTACATCTATAGTTTTACGCTTGGCTACATAAACAGTAGTGGAGGTCAGGCGGCTTTCTATCTTAATGGACTTTTTGTTCTCATTATCGTATGCCTTCATACTCCACGAGCAAGCCATATTAAGTAGTACAGGGTCTAGTTTCATTACTCGCCACCTAATCCAAAAATTAAAAACACCACACCAAAAATCACTATGACTGTCCCTATTAACCACGCAAACATAGTTGCTAATTGCTGTATGAGTAGTTGTTCTTCACTGTCAGCCGCTGCCTTTTGTTTTCTTTTAACCTCACGTTTTTTCTCTATTAAAGCTGCTTGCTGTTTAATCTTTGCCCATCGGTGCGTTTGTCCTTTCCGCATGTAATGGTCACGAATTTTTTCCATCATCTTTTCGATGCGTTCTTCTTGTTGATCTATGGTAATAGCTTCTTCTAAAGCACTGCCCACCATTAGATCATCATTGCCAGCTTGACGAGCTTTAGCTATATGCTCTTCAACTTTCTTTTTAGCAGTGAAGAAACGGCCCACTTCACCCGCCATATCTTCAACTTCTTTCTTTTTAGCAATCGCCCCCTGAACCATGACAAACGCACTGTCCAAAGCTTTGATTGCAAGTAAAGCTTCACCGATCATTTGTACCACCTGCTTTCGTCATCTGCGTTAATGTGGCGGCAATGTGCCGAAATGTCAGGTGCTTGTGGTTGGTTATTTATCCTTTGTGCAAAGTACAAGCAACGGTCTATGTCTTTAAAACACAGAGCTTCCTCGCAAGTTTGCGATACCGTTTGCCCCCCTATGGAAACCATCAGGATAAATAACACCATAAAGCATTGTTACAACGCTTTAATACGGTCTATTTCAGTCTGTACTGCGTCCGTAAACGTACTGCTGTAAGTCGCATTAGCGGCATAACGTACTTTGTCCTGCTCTAGCATACCCGCTGCGGGATCAACCCATCCGCTGACATCGCCCCAAGCACTGCCGTCATAGGTGTGCTTGCCGCCTTGCCATCCATCAGGAGCTGTTACGCCTGAGTGCAGCGTGGCATTACTGGCATTAAGGTCACCGATATCAAAATCGTTGCCGCCGTTATTACGCACAGTCGCGTTAGGTGTTGCTGATAAATCGACATTAACGCTGTCGTCAAAAACATAAACGCTTACGTTTCCGTCATTTCGAGTTATAGTCTGGCTCATGTTACGAGTCTCCGTTTAATAATAATGATGTTGTTGAAATTGCTAATCCTGCATTAACGCTAGGATCACCTGCTGAACTTGAAAAGCCACCAGAAGGGGTGACGTAGTATTTGGTTCCTGCGGTAAAAGTAGTGGCGGCTAATGTTCCTACCACTGCTGCGCTGTCAGACCCAGATGATGGCGAGTAAACAAAAGCAAGTTTGTTTGCCGAAGTGTCGTAAGCTACATCGACTCCATAAGTCAGTATAGCTTCATCAGCAAAAAAGCTGCCTGAAGTTGTCCAACTACTTGTAGTTCCAGAAATACTGCCGTAATAAACAATGCCTTTACTCGCAGAAGCATCTCTTGTGCAAATAGCTAACTGTCCAATAGTAGCGTCAAATGCAATGTTGTGCATAAAGTAATTGCTGTCACTTGTATCACCCGCTAAAACCCGCGTTTCAATCGTTACGTTGGAACCACTCATACTAATCACAGAAAAGTAAATCGGTAAATTAGTACCTTCTGCATAAGCCACACCGCTTTTTCCGTTTACCGAATCGTAAACACAACGAGGATATCTTTGTTGCGGTGATCCGATGCCAAAACTTGAAGCTGTTCCCGGAGTACCTGAACCGCTTGATATGGCTAAATTTAAAACGTAAAGGTCATAGGAACCGTCAGTGTAAGCGACTAGAACTTTATTTTCAGTAGCATCAAATGACGCATCTATTTCATAAGTTGCTGAAGACCCGTTTAACAGTGCGGGAGTATTAAAACTTATTGCATCTGGCCCTGTTGTCACAGTGCCTATGACGTAGGTGGCATAATAACTGTTACCTGCATCGGAATACACAATGACTATGCGGTTGTCGTTAGAATCAAAGGTCATACCAATGTATCTAGTATCAGCACTTTCAAAGACTGTTGGCGAACCAAAAGCTATGGTACTACCTGAACCAGTACCACTTACTGATCCCACAATAGCCGTACCGTAAGAACTGTTCCCCTGATCTTGATAAGCGATAACTATACGGTTCACGTTGGAGTCAAAAGCTATGTCTAAACCATTACTACCTGTGGTAGCTGACTCGAAAACAACAGGAGTACCCCACGTTATTGAGGTTCCTGATAATTCGCCCACAACTGCTGTTCCATAATCTGAATTGCTACCGTCTTTATAAGCCATTACAAAACGATTGTTGGCTGAATCATAAGCTAAAACTTTTGACTCACTTTGATAAGCGGATGCAGCAGTAGGACTACCATAAGTCGCAGTGACCGTACCAAACGGATCAGTTATTTCCGAAACCGTACCGCCCTGTACAATTACGCTACCCGCAGCACTAGCTGAAATTGCAGAGTCGGCTATTCCTACGAAATTAGTAGCGGTGAGGTTTGTCGATCCGGGTTCAACTGCATTATTTTTAGTCGAGTCGTTTGAGTTAAGTGTATAACTAACAATGACACGCTTGCCTGTTGCATCATAAACACTAGCAAACTGCCTGACAGGTGTTCCACTTGAACCATCTAAATAGATAGGAGTTGTTACAGTAACGGCTGTACCACTTACGGTTGCGAAGACTACTTTTCCATTATCGCTGTCACCATCGTCTGCATACACAATAACTACTTTTTGAGCGTTGGCATCATAAGCTACACCAAAAGCATTGCCATCAGCGTGGACTTGATTGCCGTTACCAAACTCTACGTCAGTACCATAAGTCAAACTGGAGGCTCCTGTTGTTCCTGCAACAACGTACCCTTTATTACTGCTATCTCTAAAAGCTACTACTTGTGCGTTTTGGTTAGAGTCATAAGTAGCAGTAGGGTTTGTGGTATACCCAGAATGAAAAGCCGTATTTGCACTGAAACTTAATGTTGTTCCAGAAACCGATATAATTTTAGAGAATGCGTTGGCTAAAGTATTACAGAAATGAATAACTGTTTTAGAGACACTAGGGTCATAAACCATAGAGGGACGACCAAGAAAAGTATATGACCCACTACCCTCCGCATCTGAATTGCCATGAAGAGTCGGGGGGTTATAAGCGGAAGAAGGTTGAACCAACCTTACTTGACCACCGCTGTAGATGGTACTAGCCCCATCATCATAAATATAGTCATAAGCCAGAAATGTCATCTGCTGTGTAGGGTCATACTCTAAATCAGTATAGTTAACTTGATAAGGGTAGGAACTAAGCGAAGACGCTGTATACACAGTAGGGGTAGTTCCAGACACCGACACACATCGACACTCACCCACAAAACTACTACCGCTATTAGTATAAGCGATAACGTAATAACCACTTTGTGTATCATACGCACAAGAGTGACCACCAGTGCTTGAACTTAAATAAACCACGGGAGTCCCGTAAGTAATACTTCCTCCGGGCGTGGCGTAATTAACAACTTGTACTGTACCGTAACCGCTATTGTTTCTATATGCGTAAAGAATTTCTCCGCTGCCGTTAGAGGCCATACCTCCTTGTGTTTTTGAATCAGTGCCGCCACTAAAAAAAGTAGGAGTCCCTGCGGAATCAGAGCCAATCGCAATAGGAGAAACTGTACCCGCAGACTCCAAAACACAGGGAGCTTTTGAAGCTATCCCACTCCCGCTGTCGGTAAAGGTCAGTTGTTTGGCACTAGCTCCTGCGGGGAGTAGATCAGATAAATTGCTCACGATGTATACTCCAAATTAATTGCTGTGGCTGACAGGGCTTTACCTGCTTTGACGCTAGGGTCACCCGCAGAAGTGCCAAATGTTCCATCTGTCTGAACGTAATAATCGCTTGCGGGAGTTAACGAGCTTAGACCTGTGGCTGCTATGCCGCCTTTGATTGTTATGTTCCCACTGGCTGCGCTTGAGATGGCTGCGTCTGATATGCCGAGGAAGTTTGTTGCGGTGAGGTTGGTTGCTCCGGGGACAAATACGAAACCTTTATTGTAATCAACAGCACCATCTTGAATAACTATTACTATTTCTTGTTCAGTAGCGTTGTATGCCAAACCTTTATACTGGGAATTTGCGCTATATAGTACCGTAGAGCTACTTGCCGTTATATCTGATCCACTCACAGTAAGCTCAACATAATAACTGTAATAAGGGCTTGGATTCTCCCGATAAACTAATAAAGATAAATTTGCATTAGGGTCATAAGCAAGCCCCAAACTGTCTGCCGTGACCACAGCCCCTGATACAGTAGTAATCGCGCCTACTGTCACCGCATTTGTAGAAGGGTCTATCGTCGCAGTTGCCGCTTTTAAACTGTTGCCTGCCCCAATGTACCCAATAATATTTTTACCCGCTGTCGAGTCATGTACAACTAAAGGCCAAGTAGATATAGACTCACCAGAGCCAATTTCGACTGCGCTACCAATAGAGCTTATTGTTGCAGTAGCATCTGATCCTGAACAAGTGACCGCTCTAGTATAAAAGTTAGTAGCACCTTGATCGTAAATAAAAATAAATCTGTCTTGCGTTGTGTCATAGCATAGTTGGTTGTAGTCTGTTGTTGCAGAATTTATTACCACTGCTGAACTACCCATCGTTGCGGTGGTTGTCCCGCTTTGTACTGTTCCACAATGCGCGGTTAAATATTGAGCATTATTCCCATCTCTGTAAAGAATACAAAAATTACCTGTGTCAGGATCAAAGGCTATTCTTGCGTAATACATAAAAACCCCGCCAGACCACGATTTTACCGTAACGGGAGTACCCCAAGTAATCGTTGTACCCGAAACGGAACCTACGCAAACTTTAAGATATTTCGTGCCTCCTGATTCTTGCCAACACTGAACAATCCGACTATTTACACTGTCATAACAATTACAAGGATAATAAGGTTCCACCGAGATATAATCTGCTCCTGCACCTACGGTGATGGCGTTGCTTGAAGCCGTTAAAATAAACCCTGTGCCTTTGTTAGAGCCGCCATTGTAATCGGATAAACCCGCATACGTTTTATTAGTTCCTGTAATTTCGGAAACGAGCGGAATATTCATCACTGTTTGCAAGACATCAGTAGCTGATCCAATAACTGTTGAAGTACCACTCACCTCACTGACAGTCCCATCGCTATTTAAGACAACAGGCTTACCAGACGAGGTGACGTTACCGCTTGCTGTAAAACTTACTTGCTTCCCCGCTCCCGCAGGAAACAGATCGCTTAAATTTGTCATCCTGTGTAATCCTTGATATTAATCTGTGTGGTCGTTATGGTTTTACCAATGAGTTGACCACCTGTATCTGTAGATAAAGTGCCGTCTGTCTGAACGTAGTAGTCAGTAGCTACAGTTAAAGGCACAGTGCCAGAACTGGCAACAATGCTCGTTCCATAGTTTGAGTTAGTCGCATCCGAATAAGAAACAACTACTCTGTTAGCGTTGCTGTCGTAGACTGCACCAACATGATTAGGGTCACCGCTTAAAAAAGTTACTTTGTCACCGAAAGTAATTGTAGTGCCGCTGACTGTGCCAGTATTCGCCAAACCACTAGCAGAGGCATTGTAAACTATTACTATTTTGCCAGTGCTTACATCGAAAGCCGAACCCAAATAACCTGTACTAGCAGTATCCGCAATCACAGGAGTTCCAAAGCTAATAGAGGTTCCGCTAACGGTTCCTATCGCAGAAGTACAGTAACCTGTGCTGCCGTTAGAATAAGTATCAACTACCCTGTTGTTTGTGCTATCAAAAGCAACAGACCTGTGACCGGGAGCAGCAGAGGATTCAACAGTGGCCTCTGCTCCAAAACTGATAGATGTCCCGCTTACCGCACCGACAATAGCTTTTTCATCTACACCCGATTGATAACACAACACAATCTGGTTGCTCGTGCTGTCATACGTTATAGAGCCGTAGTTAGTTGTTGCAGCGGCTGAATATACAACAGGCGTTCCAAAGGTGATACTTGCTCCCGAAACTGTTCCTACAGCGGCTGTTCCGTAATTCGAGTTGCTAGTGTCTCTATAACTGACCACAATCTTGTTATTACTGCTATCAAAAGCAGTGCTAGTATTATAAGCAGAGTTTGTACCGCTGAAAGTTGCAGGAGTTCCAAAACTGATACTCGTGCCTGAAACTTCGCCTACAACTGCTGTGCCGTAATTTGAATTTCCTGCATCGCGATAAGAGATAACTACTCGATTTTCGTTAGAGTCAAAGGCGGCTGAAAGTTCACCCACTTCGGCTGATTCAAAAACAGCAGGGGTTCCAAAACTAATAGAACTTCCCGAAACTGTCCCTACAGCGGCTGTTCCGTAATTTGAATTTCCTGAGTCTTTGTAAGCAACCACTACTTTATTATTAGTGCTGTCAAAAGTCTCAGTAATCACTCCTGCGTTAGCTGATTCAAAAACAGCAGATGTACCAAAACGAAGTGCTGCGGCCAAACTTAGGCTTGCACTCTCACACCGACTACCCCAAGTATTGATCGTGCCTGTCGCTGTGTCGCTGATGGCTTCTGGGGCAAGACCTAAGAGGTTGGTTGAGGTGAGGTTGCTAACCTCTGCTGTTTGCACAACAGTTGAATAGCCGTAATTATCTAAATTGTTATAGTAGGTAATAACGTCTACTTTCTCGGTACTGTTATAAGCAACAAACGGATACTTCGGCTGTGCAGGAGCGTTAAAAGCCACTTCACTATCCAAAGTAGTAGTTGTTCCACTAATTGATGCTAGTCGATAAGCCGCAGTGTTACTCGGTGTGTTGTAAGGTATAATTGTTTTTCCAGCATTAGCATCAAAAGCAATACCCATAATATATAACGGCTCACTTGTAATCAGCACTGTGCCACCAAAGGTAATACTCGTCCCAGAAACTTCTCCCGCAACAGCTACACCCCCAGAACTACTTAAACGGTAAGCTATTAAAACTCGGTTAACACCCGTATCAAAAGCTGCTGCTGACTCCGAAATTATGCCAGATTCAAAAGTTACAGCAGTGCCAAAACTAATGCTCGTTCCCGAAGTTGTTCCTACAACAGCTTTACCTTTGTTAGTGTCATCGGCATCTTGATACGATATGACTGTACGATCATTAGAAGAGTCATAGCAAATACCAATGTAGTTGGTGCTACCTGACTCAAACGTAGTTGCCGACCCATAGCTTATACTTGTTCCTGAAACTGTCCCAATAAGGGATTTTCCATACGAACCAACAGGTATATCCATATAAGCAATGACAACTTTATTGTTGGTAGTGTCATAAGTTACATTGTTGTAATACACATTAACTGACGCATAAACCGCTTCAGAACCGAATGAAATACTTGTTCCTGAAACCGATCCCACGATAGCCGTTCCGTAGTTGCTGTTACTTTCGTCTTTATACACAGTTACAGTTTGTGAGGTATCAGGATCGTAAGTGGCATTTATATAAGTAGTCGTACCGCTATTAAAAACAACAGGTGTTCCATAACTAATACTCGTTCCACTAACAGTTCCTACAATAGCCGTTCCATACCGACTGTTATCTTGATCTTCATAAAATATAACCATTTTGTTATTGGCTGAATCATAAACAATAGCGGGGTACATCGTAGTACCCGCTTCAAAATTTACAGCAGTACCTCCAGACGCTGATGTACTACTAATAGGCGCAGCCTTCCCCGCCGAAGTGAGAATAACAGGCGCACCCGCCGATACGTTTCCGTCAGCTACGAACTCTGTATTGTTTTGACCGCCACCTGCTGGCAGCAGATCGGCTAAATTAGTCATTTATACACTCCAACCTATAGCACCGTTGATGTAGGTCATTGTTATTTCAGCGAAGTTTTTATCGAATGTCAGATTAGTAGCTGAACTGGCTATGTTTGCGCCATCTGTTGTAGCTACTGTAAAACTTGTAGTGGCAGCAGCTCCTGTTCCATCCTTCACAATAACAAAGTCACCAGCCGATGGGCTGGTAGGTAGGTTTATAGTAATACTTCCTGCTGTAGCTACAATAAACTGCCCTTCTGTAGCCGTTAGCCCCACTCCTGTTAAGGTGGGGTCTGGTTGACCTCCAGTTACAACTGATGTTCCATCCTGTTTTGTTACTGAAACTCGGATAACATCATCGTCATCTTTAGTTATATAAATCCTGTCCCCTGCGGCACAGGTATAACTAGCACCACCATTAATGTTGCACGTAGTGGCGTTGAAGGTCATGGGCCATGCGGCAGCAGCTATGAGTACCATCTGCTGGCCTTTTGTCATGGTAAAGGCAGTCGTAGTAGTTGTTCCTGTAATTACTGCTACATTACCCGTGGCAGTAGTAAGGTCTACAGTCGTTGCTGAAGCAATATCTGCGTTGACTAAACTAGTAAGCCCTGTACCACCGTTGGCTACTACCAAAGTCCCTGTCGTAGTGATTGTGCCTGATGAGGTTATTGGGCCACCACTATAACTTAACCCTGTTGTACCCCCAGAAACGTCTATGGAAGTAACCGTACCTGACCCTGTTTCGGTAGGGTTAGCATTAAATACCGCTGCACCTGCCCCTGCTCCATCAGTGTATACAAACGCTTTTTCTCCGGTTCCTATGGTGATTTCTGCACCTGAACCCTGCTTAATAGTGATTGACTGCCCACCAGTAGTAGCGTTCTCAATCATCCACATCTTACTAACCGTATTAGGGCCAAGCGTAGCGGTTCGTGTACCAGTGAGAGAAACAGCCGAAGTAAACTTCAAGTACAAAGCTCGTGTGCCATCGGCTGTAGCATCAGGAATAGTGAATGTCTCATTAGAGTCAGCCGCAAATTGTTTAGTGCCGTACCCTAACGCATCGGTAATGAGTTCTAAGTTGGTGTTGGTACTGGTTCCCCACGTACCGTCCTCATCTCCGGTTGTGATCTCTTTTAGTCGTAAATTGTTTACATAAGTTGCCATAATTAAGTCCTATGCCGCTTTGTCAGTATCTATGTCCACCCAATTAGGAGTTTGAGGTGTGCTTATATTAGTCCAATTTGGTGTCTGTGTAACGTCTATTGAACTCCAACCTTTAATTGCTACAGTGCCTATAGCTCCTGTACCTACTACCCCATTGGGGTATGCAACACTACTGAAGCTTGCTGTAACTGTACCAACAGCTCCAACTGCGCCTACTCCCGTAGGAGTAACTATTACCAGAGGCGTAACTGCTTCAACAGCTCCAGTACCTTCTACTCCGGTAACCGTGTACGACCAATCGTAAGCTGGGGTTACTGTACCTACAGCACCCGTACCTACTACTCCACTAGGAATAGTAAATACACTACCAATACTGAAGGTGACTGTACCTACTGATCCGGTTCCGCTTATACCGTTGGGTACAATATTTTCGCTAGTGTTAGTACTAACACCGTTTACTGCGCCTACCCCTTGTACCCCAGTTAAACTGAAGCTTGGTACAATGGATACACTACCTATAGAGCCTGTGCCTTCAACGCCCGTGGGTCTAACTAACCCAGTGTAGTTCAGTGTTACTGTCCCTACTGCGCCTGTACCTTCTACTCCCGTAGGAGTAACGTTGGCGGTATAGTTTACAGAGACAGTACCGACAGCCCCTGTGCCGACTACGGAAATGCCATTAGCACCCCACGCGCCTTGGCCCCAACCACGCGCACCCCAGTTTGCACCGAGGTCTACAAGAGTAGAGGCTTGGCCACCCCACCTATTGTGACCCCAAGGACGTTGACCCCATCCGCTCATGGCAGTGGCCTGTTACGCTATACGAATAATCGCAGTAGCTGCCGCCGCTGTAGGGAATTGGATTTGGAAATCACCCGTACTTACCGTTTGATCCCCACCAAAACTCAACACCGCACACGCAGAGTTAGAATCAGTTGTGTCGTAAATTAACCCTCCACACGTTGTAAACGAAGAGGAAGTCCACGTTACTGCACTGAAATTAGTAATCGCTGTTGTACCATCGGCTGTAGGCGTGACAGAAGTAAGAAGCTTACCCCCCGCACTGTACCCTGTACCCGACAGCTCATCACTGTTGCCAGTAACATCACTGTAGTTGGTAGTAGCTGCACCGTATGTACCACTACCGGAAGCAGTAGCTGTTAGTAGCGCCAGTTTAAAAGTGACACTTCCTGCGGTGAAGTTATGTAAACCCTTCATCAGTTCAACTTTAAACGATGTGGGCATTGCAGTTGAGATTGTAATTGCCATATTAGACCTCTAATAGTTTGACGAGTTCAGGATGCCCAGCATCCGTAAAACGGTTGGTTAATGTCGTATTATGGGAAGCTACAGCTTGACGTAAATAATTGGTCATTACGTTTCTAATATCTTCCCTAAATGCTTCTGCTTGCGCCTGTATCACAGGGTGTGAGTTACTTCCAATAGATATAACTTCATTTACGGCTTGCTCTGCAAGTTCTTCAGGGGTAAACCCCCGACCCGAAACCATAGTCGCTGTTGCTAATCCTATCTTTGCCCCGCCTTTTGTACCAATCATAAATAATCCTTATTGGGGAGGCATCCTTACAACCCCTGAACGATAAGTATCTGTTTCTAACCTACCCGCACCTAAATTTTTAAGAAGTGCCATAGCATCTATATACATTTTTTGGTACATCTGCACCATGTCTCCCTCTCCTTTTTGGAACCTTATAGCTTGTACCAAAGCTCCATTAAGCAATGCTGAATCAAACTCTGTGCCTAAGTATGTAGTCCCCGCTGTAACAATAGACTCAGGATACTCAGCAAAGTGAATTTCTGACTGATATGCTGCATCAGGAGTTGGGCCTAGAATAAACGTAGTCTGCCCAAATATACCATAATGCACAGGTAAACCTGTGGCTGTAGGTAAAGGATAGGCTTCCCGCATAAAACTAACGTCTTTGTTCAGCAAATAGTGGTAGTTCCCAGCACCATCTATAACCGCCAGAGAATACACATACAGTATATTAGATGGCATTGTCAGGTATTTGTTATTAAGACTCATGTTACCTGTTTGATTTTTACGCATCGCAGGTAAATCTACTGTAGTAAATATCAACTGCTCTGCCTGTTGCGTAAACATAGCCAACTGGTCACTTGTAAACGTATGCTCACAAATATCTTGTATATTAGTTGTAAGTTCGGTGTAGTTCACCTAACACTCCCTACGCCATAGGCCCACGAGCTATAATGCCCTTAGTTGCTGCGCCAACACCGCGTATTTTTATTCCGCTAGTTTTAACTGGCCCAGAAGACTGCTCTGGTGAGTTAACTTTTGTACCGGGGTTGTACTCTTTAACACCCGGCATCTTTTTAACTTTAATCTTGCCCATTGTTTAACCTCATCAAGTTGGTGTATTTGCTTGTCCACCCATTCCACTGTGATTACCACAATAGTAATACAGTGTGGGTGCTCCTGTTGCTACTACTATTTGTGTATATGCTCCTGCATTACCCGGCACACCGCTAGTAGTAACCCCTGTAGTATACTCTGCACCCCCACCCCAAGTTCCATCTGGAGTAGTAGAAAACTTCAACGGATGGTTATTGTTGGTGATTGCTGATTGATCCAGCTTATAAGTATTCCCCTCAAACAAAGTCAATGTAGGAGTTAATACTCCATCTATGTAAAACTTACCCCCTGACACTGTTACCGTCAACGTAGTGGTAAGCACTATAGACACTTCTCCAACATGCCCAAAAGCAAAAATAGGGTCTGCTGGTTGTAATCGCGCTCGACTTTCAGGGTAACCTGTAAAATCGGGTCTTGGATCGCGTATTGCCTGTGGATCACTTACAGGAAACGTACCTAACAACAACTGCGGTTGGTCGGGATTCCAACACTCAGGACACGCTTTAATACCCGTAACTACTTCTTTGATAACAAGTGGCTTTAACTGCCGTAACCTGTACTGAAACCCACATACATCACATTCTGCTAACGCATTCTGGCCTGATGCAAACCTTTCGCTCATAACTATCTAGGCCCATACAAACGTGGCGTAAGCATTTCGGAAGCTTTTTCCCTGTCTTCCCCCGCTGCTAATGTGTATTGTTCATCGTACTGTGCTTTTAACATTTCTAAACGTGGCATCCCTTCAGGTAATTTAGTGGCTATGTAGTACGCCAAACCTGCCACTAACGCAGGAAAAAATCTAAACGGCATGTCAGGGGTCTGTACGCCAGCACCCGCATCCTGTATACGCCGTAGTCTCCAATACCTAACCACGTAGTAAGGGTCTACTGTTGTACCTTGGTCAGGTACAGGCCACACCGTAATGGTAGGTTGGTCACGCAAACGGTCTACCCAACACTGTATAGGTCTACCTTGCGTAAGTTTGTTAGGTATAGAAGCGTAATTGTCTACACTAATACGGGACAGATTCAGGTCAGTCTGTAGAGTAGTGCTACCTTCATTAGTACGGATAACTTGCTCAAGTAAATCAATAGTATCCGCAGGAAGGTTGTAAGTAGCAGTGCCTTGACCAAGGTTTACAAACCCTTCGTCAATAGTCCACATATTCACACCACGGTTAGCCCACTCTATAGTAAGCAAATTCATAGAGCGTCTAGCAGTTTTTAAATCATACCCTGAATGAAGCTCACGCCCAGCACGTTCAAAAGCTTCTTCAGCAACTTCTGTGAAGTCCATTGTGAATGCTGTAGTGCCAGACGTAGCCATACTTTAGCGTCCTCTTCTGTTAACTGGGCCTTTCTTTTTAGCCCCTGCTCTACCACCGCCTTTCATTTTTTTCATAGGCATCATACCGCCCCCACGCATTTTTTTAGTGGTCACACCACCACCGCCACGCATCCCTTTACGTTTAACTGGGCCTTTCTTTTTAGCACCTGCCATCTTGTAATCTCCTGTAAAATTTATTACGTAGTTTATACATTGGTTCTACATCATATTTTTGAAAGTATTTCTCGTAATACCCCAAAGACTTTAACTTTTCCGCAGCCTCTTCTAGTTTAGATAGCCGCTGTACAAATACTAAAGCATATTCAACATCTGTTTCTGGTTCAAATTCTTCACTATCCAATAACTCTTGTTCGTCATCATCTGGGTGAAACCCCATTATCCATAAGTCTCTGTCTTTATACATGTTTTCAGAAATACGTTTGTTTATTATGTCGTGGTATTTATGAAATCTGTCTTCCCTTTTTATAAAATCAGTATCGACTATGATTACTAAGTCCTTGCTATCGTCCCAATTTTTTAAAGCCTTAGAAAGTAGTCCATAAGATTTATCTTCTTTAAAAACTACATCCACTTTCTTTTCTTTCCATGCCTTCCTAGCATAGGGACAGGCTGGTATATCGTTAAACTCTGGGTTACGTGGTTCTAATACGTACTTAGACCAATCTTGAATTTCTTTAACTATGTCTTTTCTATCTTGTTGATTAATCATCGTTTTTTCTTTGCTGCGGGTTTTTTGCGCCTCGCCGCTTGAACTCTTCTTGGTTTACCCGCTGGTTGTCCTAACCTTTTCTTTTGTGCAATTCTTTTTCTTTTTTCTGAAGTAGTCATTTCAGAAGAGGTCTTAGGTGTTTTACTGGACACCCTCTTTGTTGGTCTACAATAAGGAGTAGCCCTTTTCTCCCCTTTCTGCCGTCCACAAGCTTTGCCCGTTCGCACATCTTTCCAATCTTCCTTAAACCAGCGTTTTAACGCAGCTCCTTTTTTAGTCTTACGAACGGCCACGAGCTTTTTTCTTCCTACATTTAGCTATAGCTCCTGACGCATACGCAGAAGGAAACACTTTGTACTGAGCTTTTACCTTTCGGTAACAAGCATCATGGGTAGGGCCACCTGTATTAAATGCTACGGGTCTTATTCTGCCCATGCCTCTACATTTCATCATTTACGCCATACCTCTTAACGTCTTGGCTAAACGCGCACGTTGTCCTAGCTTTCCCGATTCCTTGGCAGCGGCATTCAGTTTCTTAGCGGGTATTTTCTCTCCTGCCTTTACCCCTAGCTCTTTACGCAACGCACCCGGTTTTTTTATAGCTTTTTGAATCCAGCCACCTTTTTTAAGTTTCCTGCTTTTTTTCGGCATCTTGTCTGGGCTTATTGCTCCCATGCCTCGACACTTCATCATGCAAGTTACCTCACTTAGCTTTTTTCTTTGCCGCCTTTTTAGGAGCAGCTTTCTTAGGTTCCGCTTTAGGTTTTGCTTTAGGGGCGGGTGTTTCGCCCGGATCAGGTCTGCCAAATAAGCCAACCATAGTATATCTCCTTAAAAATCAACTAATTAAACTATTCTTCCACGAGTATGTCCCTTACGGGCAATACCGTCAGCTCGGCTTGAAGCACTGCTTTTGCCTACTTTACCGCCTTTTGCCATCATGGTAGAAGCACCGGAATACGCGCCTTTACCCATAGACTTCTCCATGCCTTTGCTTTCATCTCTACGAGACTTAAGACTTTGAGACTTCTTGCCCTTTCTAGCCCCCAAAGACTCATCTAGTCGGTCATTATACCCCTGCTTTTTAACCTTACCACCAGCAGCCATACCGTCTAACCTGTTCTTTTCAAAACGTTTTTCACGGTTAATGCGTAAACGTTCCTGTCGAGCATCCCTACCCTCGGCTCCACCCTTACGTTCCTTGGGGGCAATTCGATATATTTCATCATCTAAGTTACGAATAACTTTTTTATCATGTGCTCTACTAGGCATACCGCCCTCCTTAAATTTTTTACCTTTGTCTGCTTTAGCAAACTCTTTACCCACACTTTGTGGGACTCCCGCTTTCTTAGCAAACTTAGGACTGTTAGCTACTGCCGCCATAAATTTTGCTTGTTTCTTCGTTTTACTAGGCATTAACACTTCCACCGTTTTCTGGCTTGACGCAGCCTAGAATTAGGGTTCTTAGCTGCTTTTGGAAATTTTTTCATCTGACCAGCAGAACGCGCACAGAACGACTTACGCCGCTTTGCATCCTTGCTACCTTTCTTCACTTTACCAGTAACAGCCGTCTTGAGTTTAGAGCCGGGGTTGTCCTTACGGTATTTAGCCACACCCTTCTTGGTCATACCTGCGCCAGATTTAGTCGGACGCTTATGACCACCTTTAATGGTGTGGCCTTTCATAGTTCCCTTTTTCTTAGACGCTGGCATAAGATTTAGTAACGGTTAAAACCAATAAATACGTATCTGATGTGTTAGCTCCTACCGTAGTTACTAGAATATCTCCCGTCTTACCCGCCCCACCATTGTTAGGAATACCAAACTCTGAAAAATCAATGGTATCTTCCCAATCTTGGGGTAGGTTCAAAAGGGGCATATTAGTAGTAGCATCCCACAAAAGTTCTACACCCATCCCAATATTAGAGAAGGTAATCTTCTGTAAGGTAACTCCAGTACACGCTTGTTTAGTGACAGGATCAGCAGAAAGACTAGACACATCTACTAAAACTGCTTCAGATTGCCCTGTCCCATCACTAACATTGGTAAATTTCAAGACGGCAGTTCGCCCACCGTCCTGTATTACTTGGCTTGTGAGTGCATCAGCCATAATAGTTTACTCCTCAAAATTAGTATTAAGCACTAAACGGAGTAGCACCAGCACCACTAGCAGCACCAAAACACACCGCTTCTACATACCACGTATTCGCAGCAACAATAGTACATTTAATAATACTGTCTACGTCACCACCAGTAGTACCACCATTCCAAGTAAACGTAGTATCACTCGGTGTAGCTAGGAAGGTTTTAGTAAGCCCATCTGCATCTACAGACATTGCATACCCTGTAAACACATCAGCTCCAGAAGGTTTAATGACCAGATCATTAGAAAGGTCAAACCCACTGATGACAATAATCTGAGCACCTAGTTGATTCTGTTGGTCAGGAGCAGTTGGATCAGTGGGAGGAGTAGTGCTTGAAGGCACAGTATCCAATACAGCAGGAAGTGTAAGCTGCCCTGCTCCTGTTCCATTAGTTGATGCGTATACATTAATAACCCCAGCATTCCCCGGAGTTATAGCCCCAGTAGGGTTCTTGTTAGCATCTAATGTTGGAGTTGGGAAAATTGATAACGCCAGTGTAGTGTTATCAGCGGTTATTTCTTGTGCCGCACCCGGCCCAGCGGAAACAAATCCATTGAGTGATCGGACAGGGCCGGAGAAAGTAGTTCTAGCCATTATAAGTTCCTCTCATGCGAGTTAGGGTATATCTGTCTGCATGAAGTCAGTCGGGCGCTGTCAGATATACGGGTTAGTCCCGATAGTAAAGAAAGTGTACCCCAATAAAAAACCCCGCACAAGGCGGGGTCAAAATCATTCGTACTTCTTATTATGATTTTTAGGGGGTGGTTATGTAGCACCCGGTGAGCCGTATATACCCAGTGGGTCAGATACGCCGAAGCTATATCTCTCACGGGCTTTATAGCGGCTATTACCCGTATCAAAGTCAGCATCCATAGACGTAGACATTGGGGTACGGATAAAGTGCTTAAGACCATTTGGCACGTCAGTCATCAAGAACCACGCATTACCGTCAGTCAGATAGTTATTAACTGTATAACCCTCTGGAACTGTACCGTTATTACGCATAGCGTTGATGTCATTGTCAGCCGTGCTAACCCGAAGCTCAGAGTCCATCAAGCGTGTAGCAACGAATTGCAACGCAGGAGGGATAACAAGCTTACGAGGTTTAGCAGCAATCAACAGACCACGCTCATCAGTCCAACCTGCTATTGAGATAACCGCTGCTTCCAAAGAAGTTTCGTTTAAATCAACGCCAGTAGCTGGAGTGTTTGAGTTAGTTCCACCAGAAACTAGTGGGTGCGCTGTTGAAAACAAAGTCTGGCCATCCCCATAAGTAGGGCCACCAGCAAAACCAGTGTTGAGTATGGTTGCACCTTTAACCTGCTTGGTGTAAGCCATAGCTCTCGCTAGTGCCTTTGTGTAACGTGCAGAAAGCGAATCGTACAGGTTATCTTCAATAGCTTCTTCAGTTATCGAGAATCCCATAGCAATCGTTTCATTGACGTAACGCGCTGTGTAAGTTTCTTGGGCGTTGTCATAAGCAATAGCCGCGCCTTCGTTTTTAACGGGGGCAGCGCCAAAACCTGATAACTTCACCTCTTCTTCAAAGGAACGGTCAGAAGTCTCTGTTTCAAAGATTTCCTTAGTTTCCTCACCATATCTTGCATACTCAAGGCCAAACAGGGCATTCAAACCCGGAAGGAGTTCCTTGAGGAGTTGCGCTCGTGAAATAGCCATATCTCAAGTCTCCTTATATACCTGTCTGGTTAGTGTAAGAATGTGAACCGG